CGGGGGCCGGAGCGGGCTCTGGATCGGCTGCCGGCGGCAGCGGACCAGTCTCTGCCTCGGGCGCGGGCGCCTCGTCCGCCTCCGGCTCGTCTGCCGCAGGCGCGACTTTTTCTGCCTGCTCGTCCGCCTTCGCCATCGCCATAAGCGCCGCCCTCAGCCCGTTAGGAATAGATGCCCTCTTGTTTACCACGGATCGCGCCAGTTCCACAACTTTTGCACGTGGTTTTTCGTCGGCCTCGTCGGCGAACCCAGCCTCGACTGCCTCAGCGCCGGTCATGAGCGTCTCGGCCGCCATGACCTCCAGCATCTCAGATGCCCCCGCGCCGGTGCGGGCCGCGTAGATCTCGGCGGAGGTGCCGGCCAGCTTCTCCAGATCGGCCGCGGCCTTGGCCATCACAGAGGCGTCGCCCACAGCGAACGTCCACGGGTTGTGGACCATCATGGTGGCGCCTCTACGCATGACGATGCGCTCGGCGCCCATGGCCACCACGCTGGCCGCGGAGGCGGCGATGCCCTCGACCACTGCCGTGGTGTTCGGGCGAGCGGCGAGCGCATTGTACATCGCCACGCCGTCGAAATAGTCGCCGCCGACGCTGTTGATGCGGACAGTGATCTCATCGTCGCCTGAGACGTCCTTCGCGAACTGCCCGCTGCCGATGTCCCAGCCGATAACACCGTACAGCATCACCTCACGCGCCATCGTCTTCCGGCTCCTCTTCGTCATCGCCCGGTTCTTCCGGCGGCGTCTCCGGCACCATGGCGTCCGCGCCGATCTTCAGGCCGAGCTCCTTGGCCCGGGCCTGGCTGGCGGCGATACTCTCGTCCTCTTGTTGCGGATCGAGGCCCATCTCATCCTGCACGTGCTCGCGGCTGATGATGCCGGCCTTCATCTGCAGGTCGCGGGCCTGCATGTCCTTCAGCGGGTCAACCCACTCCCACTTGTGGGCTATCCAGTCGAGGCGGAGGTACCGGCGCGGGTTGCGCGCGTATCCGGGCAGGCGCAACGTGCCGCCGACCAGCCCGGCGTCGATGAACCAGCGCCAGACGGGCCGGCAAAGCTGGTGCACTATGGTCTGGTGCTGGATCGGCTCGACCTCGCGCCACCAGCGCACTTGGCTCGCGCGCTCGCTCGAGTAGTCCGCTTTGCTGGCGTCGCCGGTTAGCCCCAGGTACGGGATGCCGAACGCTACCGCGACGTCGCACGCGACCCGGTACATGAAGGGGTCAAACTCGCCGGCAAGCTGCGGCGGGGCCAGCGGCTTCCACGTCTCGCCCGGGCGCAACTCAATGAGCGTGCCGGGCGCCAACTCAATGTCTTGGATGTTCCGGTCGCCAGAGTCGTTAAGTGCGTCCTCCGCGCTGGCTGCCGGGGGCTGTTGCGCGAACGCCGGCACCCCGTCTGCCGGCGGCTCCACGACGATCGCCACGCAACTCGCCATGTGCTGGCGGGCCTGCTGGGCGTCGATGAACCGGTCGGCCTCATAGAGGCGCACAATGCCAGCGGCCATGCGCGGCATACCGCGGATCTGCCCTGGCTCCTCGGTGTCGTAGACGTGGATCACGTCTTCGGCCGGGACGCGCACGAGCTGGTCGGGCGCAGAGGCGACGGAGCGCACCTCGCCAAGCCGGTACGCGGCATCGCCCGGGTGCAAGCGCAAGAAGTGGTATGCCGTCCTGCGGCCGATCGCGTCGAACTCGATGCCGGCACGGATCTGGTTGCCGGCGGGCGAGCCGGTGGCGCCCACAGTCTCGGACGGTCCGGTCAGCCACACCGGGAGTTGCTCTGATGCGATGCACTGGATTTGGAACGGCACGACGAGGCCGTCCTGCGGGCGCCGCCACCGGCGGCGGAAGAATGCCTCGCCGGCGGCCATAAGCTCTCGGGCCGCAAGGCGCTGCTGGCCGTAGAAGTCGGTGCGGCCGTCTGCGTCCGACTCGTCCGTCCAGTCCCTCCAGTCCTCAAGCAGTCGCTCTCGGGCAGTCTTGTTGTCGAGGCGCGGACTCGGCTTGATGCCGGTCCCGATGACGGCGCAGGACCACGTATCGACAGCCTTGCGGCCCCATGGGGTATTGCGAATGGCGTCGCGGCAGCGTCCAACCGTCACGCCGGCGTCGCGGATGATCTCCTCGGTGGCGGTGCGCTTCGATCCAGGCCAGCGGCGGAGCCGCCCTTCCTGCATTCCGCTGTCGAGGGCGGCCTGCGGCCTGATCACAGGCAGCGGCCCGGCGAACGCGTGCGGTACATGCGGGGGCGCGGGGCCGTCCCGCCGGCAACAGCCAGGTCGTTGACCAACGCAGATCTGGCAGCCTGCATCTCGGCGATCGAGAAGTATTCCATCTCGGTGTCGCCGTAGCGGACGCGGCGAATGCCCGCGCCCATCGCTGCGTCGAGCGCGTCGATCCTAGCCTGGATGGCGGCTGCGTCCTGCGCCAAAGACCTGGGATGCCGTTCCTATTTCACAGATCTGTATAGTACACCAGCGCACGGGCGCCGGCAACGACTATCGCCGCCATGCAGGGTCAAGCCACTGCCGCCGCGCAGGTTTCTGAGGCGCCGCCCTCCTCGTGGCCCGCTCAGGCGCCTCCGGTGCGGCAGGAACTTCTTCCGGGATCGCGTGCACGTGCATCCGGTAGGCCGCGGCGTAGGCCATCACCTCACAGTCCCAGTAGTGGTTGCTGCGGCGCACGCGGAGCCACGACGGCTTGCCGCTGCGCGACATCACCCGTCGCTCCGACGTCATCTGCCGGCAGTACTCGTCGGTGGTGTCCGCCGGGAGGTGGAACGCGCCGGGCTCACCCTTGGGCCAGCCGAGGCGGGCAGAGAGGAACCCCTTCATGTAGTCGGTGTGGACGTTCCAGAGTTTCAGGCCGCGCTTGATCACGCGGCCGTTCACGCTGACGTCGATCTCGCTCATTGAGATGGGCTTTGTGAGCTGGTCCCGGCCCCATGTCGCCATTACGCGGTCGTGGTGCCGGCGGGCGAACGCCTGGACGGCGTGGTCGTACTGGGAGCCGTCGCTCGGGTTGTAGGCGGTGTCTACCGCCATCATCATGATGTGCCGGCCGGAGAAGTCGCGCGTCAGGAGCTGCTCAAGCGCCAGCCACGCCCCGGCGTCTGGGTTGGCCGTCTCCCCGTGCAGCGCGCCGTGGCGGACGAGCCAGCTTTCGTGCCTGGCGGCCCACGCGCGCACGACGAAGTAGAGGCGGTCGCCTTGCACATCGACGCCGGCAGTGATCAGTGGGGCGCGATGCGGCACCTCGTCGAAGCCGTAGTCCTCGCGCAGCGCCGCCACCGCTTCCCACGGGCGGGCCTCGCCGTCGATCGTGCGGAACAGCTCGCCGAACCCGGTGTTGACGACGCCTTGCAGAGTGTCGAGGTCTCCGCCGCGCGCAGCGGAAATGTACTCCTCCGCATGGTCTTCCCAGGGCTTCCACGGAGAGCAGAGGCCGGAGGCCCAGAAGCTGGCTATCTTGGCGTCCGGCGGGTCGCCATGCACCTCGCCATCCTCGACCCACTGGCCGGGGGCGATGTAGAGGCCGGCGGCGTTCATCGCGGCCTTCTCCCGGTCCTCGATGAGGCTGCCGCACCGCGGGCAGCACAGCCGGGCAAGGCGCCCAGCGACAGGGGGCGGCAGATCGGGTGGCCACTTCAGGTGCTTGAGGCGCGGCACGAAGTACTCGCCGCAGTCGGGGCAGGGCCACGCCCACTCGAAGCGCGTGCCCTCCTGCCAGAGCCGCCACGTGCGGCTTTCGATGTCCTCAGCATCGGCAACCTGCCAGTGCTCGATGCCGGTGTCGGGGTGAACGTACGTCTCGACGTTGCCCATCAGCGGCGTCGAGGTGACCACCAGTGTGAAGTCGGGGAAATTCTTGCCGCGGGCGGCCACGAGGACCACGGGGTCGCCCTCCCCGGCGACGCTGCCTTTCATCCGGTCGAGCTCGTCTATCTGCCCCCACGCAGCCGACATGGCCGCGAGTTCTGTTGGCGACCCCGCCCACCCAAACCGAACGGTGACGCCGGAGATCACCTTCTTGGTCTTCAGGTCCGCCGACTTGGCGGCGCTCACCTTCTGCGCAAGCGACGGGCGCTTGACGCCTCCGGGCTCCTCGCTCCAAACGGCGGAACGCACCATGCTCATGAAGCGCGGCTCGATCTGCGTCTCGACGAAGGTACGGGTGGGGCCGACGTAGATGCCGGGCGCCGGGTCATCGTCCAGGCGCTGGCCGGCGATGTTCATGAGGCCCTCAGTGTTGTGGGTTGCCACCATCCCGTCGCCCGCCAGGAACAGGTGGGATCTGGCGTCCACCGCCAGGCACTTGACCGGGACAGACGGGGCCGGCTCGATCGCGCGGATATGGCGGCGATCGGCCAGGTACGACCTCGCGCCGGGGGCATTCCTGTCGGGAAGCCGCTCCGCCTTGCGCGCAAGCCTGAAGACGGGCCGGTCTCTGTATGCACCGAACCCGATGATGAAAGATTCGTACCCTGACTTCGTCACCTTCCTGCGGAACTTCGGGACGAACCCAAGCGACCTGACAAGCTCTAGGACGCCTTGCGCCAGCACCTCATTGACCACGCAGAACAGGGCGTAGCCAGACTTCTTCTCAGCCCACCCATCGCTGTCCATCAAGCCCTGGAGAAGCGCCATGCGCTGCCCCGCCGATGCCCTTAAGTACAGCGGCGGCACGTGCTTGTTCGCATAGAGGCCGAGGCGCCGGATCTGCGTGAGTAGAGGAACCCCACCGGCCGGGCGCAGGGCAACGCGCCAGCAGCTTTTGTCTGGGGTGACTCTCGTGACGCAGCCCTCGGCTGCCAGGATCTCAAGTGTCTCGTCGAGGTCTTCTGTCCCGCACGTGACCGCTGACGCGCGCGAATTGCCGTCGCCGAGCCAGAGGCCGAGGACGTACGGGCTGACCGGCAGGTCGGCATCAGGGAGACGCAGCGGGCCGGCGGATTGGATCGTAAACCTCGCCGAGTTCCCGGCCATCACCCCGTCTGCGGCCATCTCCGCCGTCGTCGTCAGCAGTGCTGGCTGGCGCGGCTTGCGACGCCCATTGGTCCTGTCCACCGCCCACAGGTGCCCCGCATCGGCAACGATCTCCGTCCCGTCGCAGAACTCCACGCGGTAGCAATCGTGACCGTGCATAACGCCTGAGACGCCGACGACCGCGCACGGTCGCCCAGCGTCGTCGAAGATGATGTCCCCGGGCTCGACCTCGCCCATTGTCGTCCACCCGGTCGGCGTTGGGATCGGCGTGTCGAGCGCAAGCGCCTTGCCCATCTGACTGGCCATGACGGCCACGACGCGCTTGTATTTTGCCGACGCCGCCGCACGGACGATGCCGCGCATGTACGGCGTGCGGGATGAGCGCCATGGGCCGGGCTCCGGCGAGCCGGGCGGCAGAATGCGGCACTGATCCGCCCATTCGTCCGGCCAGCGCTTCGGCGGGGGCACCAAAGCAGCCGACACGCGGCGCAAGAGGTCGGCGGAGGTCATGGCGGGCATAGGAACACCTTCCTGCGCTGGTTTAGGCGCCAATTCCTAGATTTCGACGGTTTTTGTCGTCTGTAAAGTACCAAATTCCTGTGTGAAAAACCCTGGAGCGTCGCGCGCGGCCCCGCATCGCTTCGCCTGGCCCCCAGGAAGGACCCGTATGGGTGCCCATACCCCCATAGCGGGGGTCGATGTTCCCGTTCTGTGCTGGTGCTCGCGTGGCGTGTGCGTAGGTACACGGTGGACGTGTAGGGCGGCATAGGCACGGCGTCCTATGGTCTAGGACTGGCCTCGCCCTGCCCTATGGGACGCCATTCCCATGTGCATGGGAATACGTTCTTGTGGCATTACCTGCCCATAGGTGGCACAATGTCGTCATTGGATAAGGGGAGCAGGCAATGGACGCCAACACCTACCAGCATGACGGATGGGCCGAGCAAGAGCCGGGCGTATACATCCGCCAGATTGAGGAGCCTCAGCTAGTCGAGGAATGGTATCCCGACCATGACCCGTTCGCCGAATACACGGGATATCTTATGGCTTGCTACCACCTAGGACGGGCCTAGCCATGTATGCCCGCACAGCCCTGCATCGTGGCGTTGCCAGATCCTCGGCCGAGCATAGGCAGATGTGGATCTGGCAGGACGCGCAAGGCTGGCACTGCACAGCAGCGTACCGGCCGGCCGATGGTAGGCGCCTTAGGTGCCGCATCATCGGCTCCACCATCATCCGATAGGGACGAACGACCATGACCATTCGCCATTATGCCAGCCTCGGAAGCGTCAGCACTGGCACCCTGCGCACCGAGGATCTATTGCGTGCCTTTGCCGACGACCTAGAAGACCACGTACGGGCGAACCGCGGGTGCCATGGCCTTGGCCTTGCCGCCAAGCGCAAGCTGATCCGCGAGGCTCGCATCGCGTCCGAGTGCTATGAGGCGGCGGAGGCTGATGAGGTGCTGGAGCAGATCCAGGAAGCGCTGGCCGAGTTTGCGCCGCCTTATTGCTACTTCGGCGCGCACGTAGGCGATGGCGCGGATTTCGGTTTCTGGCCAGAGCCTGGGCTGTTTGACAGCGACGACATCCTGCCGCGGTTCCGCGACGAACCGCCGGCGGATTTCCGTGGCGACTGCGCCATCATCAACGACCATGGCAACGCCACCGTTGGCTACGTCAACGGCCGCGGCAAGTTCATCGCGATTTGGGACTGCGTCTAACGCGAGGGGTTCCTCGCGGTTGCAGCGCTGCGGCGCTGCAACAGTGAGCAACCCCAACGGAGGAATGGACATGATCACGATCACAACGCGCTTCGTCGGCCCGACCGATTACCGGCCGTCCCGCGTCATCTGCAGGGCGCCCGGCCGGCCGTGGCGGGTGACGGTGCCATGGGATGATTGCTCGGGCGAGCAGCATGAAATCGCCCCGTACGCCCGAGCGCTGGCAGCGTTCGAGCGCAAGTACTTCTCCCCGCACCGGGGCGAGGGTGCTGGATGGCGCACATACCACTACGGCGGCACCGATGACGGTTATGCCTTCATCGCCATGCGGCCCGAGGACAGCGTTGCCGATTGCGTATGGGTTCACTGCGATGGCCGCTACTCGCTAACGCGGCCGGAAGGGGAGTGACGAGCATGGCCAACATGACGGTCGCCGAGGCCGCGGCGAAAGCGCGCGAGCTGGTCACGATGCAGCGCGCGACCGTTTCCGCCGGCGCCGCTGCGGCCCTTGGCATGGTGCCGGGGCCAGCGTGGGAGATGATCGCGCCGCTTGGCGCACCGGACGAAGCGCCGCTGTACTACCC